TTTTGTAAATATTTTTGTTGTGGAATATATTTAAAACCTGCGTCTCGTATCTCTTGGTCAGTAGCCATTATCTTCTTCCTCCTGGGTGTATGTCTAACCTAAATGTGCCGAGTTTCCAATCTTCGCTAGCTGCGGTATTGGCAATCTCTAATGCAATTTGTCTTGCACGCACTCTAACATCTTTTTTAGTTGTAGTCGAGTTACAACTAAACGTAGTTGTAACTTCATTACTATTTGGATATATTCTTGTTTTAAATTTAACTGCAGTGTTTCCTGTTTGACTAATAAAATCAGGTATAAATCTGCTAATTCTCATAATGTATTCTCCGTCGCCTCTTATATCTGGCATACCTACAACTTGTCCCGTAGGGTTTCTTCTTTGAGTAATATCAAAATCACCTGAAGTAATAGATCCAATTACAGCTGTTACCACACCTCCTGCATTAATTTGATCGGTCCCTGTTTCCTGTTGATAGTATATTGTAATTCCGTCAGTATTACCTGTAACATCAAAAGACACATCATCAGTTGAAGTATAGTATGTAGCGTGAGGTTTATCAAAAACTGCTGAGTCTTGCCAAGCTGTTCTAGGCAAAGTTCCTGTTGTCCATATAGGTCGTTTAGGACTTGAGTCTAAGTAGTTATAAGTAACAACTCTATTAACAACATCAGAAGCATTTGTACAATAGAACCAATTTATTTCTCCAAACAAATTATTTAATCCTGCATTAATTAAGTCTCTAGATGTAGCGTTAATATCATCATAAACATGATCTTCTACTAAACAAGGCATAGATTTTAATTGACCATCGTAAGTAAAAAATCCATTCTCAGACATCCAATAAGCAGAACCATCGACTTCAATACAAGCATTTTTACCAAACAATCCGCAGTTAGTTCCCACCTGTTCAAAGGAGAAAGTAAACGGTTGTCCTACAAATTTCATAAGAAACAATGCGGTATCGGTCCATACATATATGGCATCCCTACCTTTTATGGCACCCATAATTTTAGAACCGTCGGCAAGCCTTTGTGTACCTGCGGTGTTATCCGCTCTAACTGTATAAGATGTAGTTTGATCTATACTCTCTTGAGAAGAGAATCTTATAAACATATCGTCTTGAGTTGCTTGATTACCTACTGTTGTTTCTGTTCCAAAAAATACTAAGTGTCTGTCGGGTGTAGAAACTAGTACATGACGTGAAGCAGTAGGCGCATTTGCTAATAAGGTAGCTCTTGTATTAACAGCACCAGTTGCAGCTGCGTCCCATTCAAAACAAAAACTATTGTATATTAAAGCAATTAATTTTGTACCATAGTTATCTAATATCCACATTCCAGGATCAATAGTAAAGTCAGAAGAAGATGCTTCTCCCCATGCAACATAACCAGAAATGTTTGTAACCGTATCTCCTCCAGTGTGAGATGCTTTAGTTGTTCCATTAACTTCTCTTGCTCCACCGCTTAAAATATTTGTTGTAGTATTGTTTGCTGTAAAACTTATATCCTCTGTCCCTATTCTAATTTCTCCTGATGATGGAAAAGCAGAAGAGTTAGTTAAAGGAATATCTGTTACCGTATCATTAATACTAGATGCTAAAGTTGTAGTAGATGGTCCTAAAGCTGTACCACCCCACAATCCTGTACCCCAACCATAACCTCCTAATTGTAAAGCTGGTCCAACATTGTAATAACAAAGAACGGATGCTGATCCAGCGTTTGTCAATGCCGACCCTGTTTCTTGAGAAGCCATTGTAATAGTAAAGGTTGTAGTAGTAGTAACAGAAGTTACCATAAATTTATTGTCTTCAAAAGTAGCGTTTGAAAAACTTGATCCCGATAATCCAGTTACATTATCAAATAAAACAATATCGTTCTCAACTAATCCATGAGCCCCGGTGCATGTAATCGTAACAATTTTTGAAGAAGAGGTACTAGTAAAATCTACCCCTGTTAAAGTTGTTCTAATAGGGTGTATGTCATAGTAAGTCCCACCCGAATACACATAAAGAATTCTATTTGTACCTATAGCCGCATATTTAATACCGGCATTATCATCCCAATGATGAACGGCTCTAGCGGCACCAGTTAATTTGCTTTCACCTAATTGTTGCCACCCTCCTATTTTTTCAGGAGTCCCATATCTAAAACGTACATTATCGCCATCAAACCATTGCCCTTCGGCTCCTGTTTCTGTGACTTGTTTGTTAAAACCTGGGGCAAAACCTAATTTTTGTAGCATATAAAAAACCTGTTTATTAGGTGTTATATCAGATTGTGAATGATTTCAATAGATTTAAAGCAGAGGGAATCTGTGGTGGATCATCCCCCTGCAAGCCTAATGTATAGACTATTTTTTAGGAAGTGTAAAGCCTTTAAACCAAGCAGGTAGTCCTATAAAAAGACGTTTGTCAAATTCGTTTTCTTTAGCTAGCTTAGAGCCTTTTCTATTATAATGTAAAAATACTTGTCCACAATCTTTACCAGTAAATTCTTCTCGCCAATGTTCTAAATCACAACCAGAATATATTAACATGTCTCCTTTATCTAAAGTTATTTTAATTCCAGCCTGTCCTTTTCTACCTGTAGGATCTAAATATATGGGCCATGGATCGCCTCCAAGGTTTAATGTTGTAGATATTTCACATGAGTATCTATCTTTATGTCTAGCTAACACATCACCTTTTTTATATATTCTTGCATAGGAATATGTAGGACTTAATTTAATGCCGGTGTGTTTTTCCATTACGGGTTTTACTTTTTGTAATAAAGTTTCCATTACTAAATCTCCATAATGAGAGTATGTATTAGGAACTTGTTGATCATTCCATACACCCCAATAATCAGTAAACGGTGATATATATTTTTGATCAAATAAAAATCTTGCTACTTTTCTTTTATTTAAAAAATAACCGTAAGCAAAATCTGCTACTTCTGAAGAAATAGCTCCTTTTAAAACACTGTATTTATTTTTTTTGAATGACATTCAATACTCCTTTCGGTATGGCTTGACAGTTAAAATGTATAAACCTAAATGGTTCGTACCCCATATCAACTATGTATTGATGAGGCATATAAGATGGAAAAAATATCATACGACCAGGTTGAACTTTATAGTGCACTTGTGATGTAGCATAAGTTATTTTTGTCTTATCTTTTTCTGGTAGTAAATTCATAACATTACCTGCTCTTGGATCTTCAAACAATGGCATCGATGTTTTGTCACTAGCTTTTAAAAAATAAAAACCTGACATATGTCCGTTCCAATGAGTGTGTAATGTGTGGTGTCCACCACCTTTTTTTGCAAATTCTTGTACCCACAATTCTGTAGTAAATATTTCAAAGTTACTTAAATCAAAGCCCATTTCACCTAATAAGTTATGTGATGTTGCTCCTATGTAATTTTGTATTTCTAAAAAAGCAGGATCTCCTATTAACGATGTAGAATGAAAAACATTTCCCATGTCTCCTTTATCACCAAATTTTTTATTTCTTTTATCTATTGTTTCTTTTAAATTTTTCTTAGACTCTTCTATGTATTTATCTGATGCTTTATTTAAATCTTTAACAAATTCTGGCGCATCTCCCCACCATATTGGACATTTAAAATACTCCTCTAATTGTAATTGTTGCGGATAAGATGCTTGATCTTTTTTTATTTTTCTTTGTTTTTGTTTTAATTTTTTATTTTTCATCTGTAAGGCCATCCTAAATTCCATATTACTAAACTATGTCTAGATCCTTTTTTAACTGGGCACACTCTGTGCCAAACAAAACCAGGGAATACAACTAAAGATCCTTTAGGTAGTATTTCTTTACACTTTCTAATGTTAGGTTTTTTATCCGGGTCTAAGTTTCTAAAATCAAATTCTAACTCACCACCTTTATAATCTTTTGGGTCTGATAAAGTAACTGTGACAGATAGCTTTCTAATTTTACCATTTGATGGATCTCCTTCTTGTCTTTGATAGGGTCTATCCCACCCATCACAATGCCAATCATAAAACTGACCTTTTTCATATTTTGTAAATTGACAATTTTCAGAATAATCCCATTGAAAATTCCAGCCTGCACTTGCATTTGCTTCATGAATGTATGGATGTATTTCTTTATATATCCATCTATCGTTCATCCAAACAATATTAGAATCTCTTTTTTGTTTTAAATCTTTTATTTCTTTTTGATTTAATTTTTTATCACCGTATCCACCTGTAACCGCCATTTGATCTTGTATAGATTTACCATACTTAACAATGTCGTCACAAATACGTTCTGGGATTGCTGATTGAAAGTACCAATAATAATTTGTTAAATTCATAATATGTCTTTATGAATTTAATATAGCATTTCCTACGAGACTGTCAAGGTACCGGTAACTGTAAATCTTGCAACTGTTGTACAACCCGGAGCAGGAGATACTGAATTAGTTCCTGGAGCTACTGAAAATGTTTTTGAATTAGGTGCTCTTACGATAACAACACCTGAACCACCTTGTCCACCAGGAGTACAAACACCTGGAGTAGGAGACGCTCCTGATCCACCACCTCCACCACCACCAGATCCTACATTAGCAGTTCCTGATCCACCACCAAAAGGTCCTGGATTTCTTCTTCCACCATTTCCACCACCAGCTTTTCCTGCACCTGTACATCCGTTATTACCTGCAGCACCACCTCCACCACCAGCGTACGCTACACAACTTCCTGTAATTGCATTACATGCTCCGCAACCACCAGGTCCACCTTTAACACAACAACCAACTCCACCAGCTACACCAACTGAACCAATACCACCTCCTCCACCACCGGCGTTTGGATTTCCGTTTCCACCAGCATTACCTTGAGAGATAGGAGACCTTGGAGGAGTATTACCAGCAGCAGCTGGTCCTCCAGGAGTACCACCTCCACCACCTGATCCACCGGTTTTTCCAGCATAACCAGGAGAAGAGTGAACTCCACCACCACCTCCACCACCATCTGATGTTATTTTATCTGTATTTTCTGTACCACAAACATTGAATATTGAATCTGTACCACATGAACCTGCTTGTCCTGGTGAACTTGAAGGAGTACCACCAGCTCCACCAGCTCCAACAGTTATATTGTATGTTCCTACATTTATACTTAATGAACTTCCTCTTAATGGACTTGGTCCATAACCAGATGCACGATAACCTCCTGCACCTCCACCACCAGCTCCATCATTACATGGTGCATATCCAGAACCTCCACCACCTGCTCCAGCTACTACTAAATAATCTATTGTAGTTCCTATTACAGGCCATGTTCCCTGTTTTTTAGCTTGAAATTGACTTTGCATTGACCACACACCACTTGCTTTATTAATTTCTTTTACGATAACAACTCCTGAGCCTCCAGCTCCACCATCATTACCTGGAGATCCACCTCCATTACCACCATTACCTGAATTAGCCGGTCCTGCTGATCCCGCAGGTCCAGATTTATTAGACCCAGTTCCTCCAGCTGCTCTTGTTGTTGGAGTTCCATCAATTGAAGAAGTTGCTCCAGTTCCTGGTGCTCCTTCAGCCGGATTATTACCATTTCCTCCAGCTCCAGTTGCTCCACCGCCGCCTCCACCATAATCAGGATGTCCTGATCCGCCTGGTTGACCTTGAGGGGGACTTACAGGGGGTGTATTACCTGTTGAACCTGGACCACAATTTGTGTTTGCTCCTCCACCAGATCCTCCTGTATTACCTGCTCTAGCAGGGGTTCCACCTGAACCACCTCCACCACCTCCTGTAGAAGTTAATGTTGAAAATACTGAATCTGAACCACTTGCATTTGTAGCACCACCTGCTCCTACTGTTATTGGATAAGCTGTTCCACCTAAAACTGAAAATGAACAAGATGTTCTATAACCTCCTGCTCCACCACCACCGCCACCATTTGTTGAACTACCAGCTCCATCACCACCACCTCCACCGCCAGCAACAACAAGAGTATTAACAAATCTTGTTCCTGGTTGTGTTGTGATTGTTGTTGATCCTGTAGATGTCGTAGATGTAACTTTACACTTACCAAAAGAAGTTTGGTTAATTTTTCCGATTATACCGCCGTTTGCTGATCCTGCTGGACTAGCCATATGAGTCTCCTTATGCGGATACCCAAGCTAGCGCTGATGCATCCCAGTTAAAATCTTGTGGTTCTGTGTCGTATGAATTTGTTGAATCATTCCAAACACCTTCATCTTTAGCAGTCCATCTTTGATTATCTTCATCCCAAGCAATAGTATATCTTTTATCGCCGTCATATGTAGTAACTGTTGGATTAGGGACTGGTGCTTCCCAATCATCATTTGCGTTTAATGACCAAGATGCGTAAGGTTGTGGTGAAATAAATTTATCTTTTACAGAGTCGTATGTATATCCAATACCTGCGTATTGTTTTCTAAAATTGTGATTATAAGAAGTTTGTTTCCAAGTTCCACCTTTAAAAAAGTTTTGACACCATGTTTCTCCATCAACATGCATGTCTGAAGGAACACAATCGTTTCCTACAACAACAACTCTAGTTACTTTATTATCTCCATCTAATTCTGCGAAATGTGCCATATTATTACTCCTTAAATTTATATTTTATATTTTAATTTTAACTTATTGTCAACGTTCCATTAACTGTAAATGTCATTACAGTACAGCCTCCTGCAGGGCCTGGTAATGTTGCTTTTGTGTTAGTTCCTGGGGCTACACTATAGCCTGGTCCAGCCGGTCCTGGTGCTCTTAATATAACGACTCCTGATCCACCTGCTCCACCACTATTACAATAAGAAGGATTATAAGAACCTTGGGCACCGCCACCGCCACCACCTCTATTAACGGTTCCAGTTCCACCAGTTCCACAATTAGCTTTACTTCCTACTCCACCTGTTCCACACGGAGAAGCTGCTCCAACTGTTCCTGGTCCTGGAGCTCCATTATAACCTATACCACCTCCGCCACCACCAGAGTAAGATAATGCTGATCCTGAAATACTGTTTGGTGCTCCTGCTCCACCTCTACCACCTTGAATTGGACTTTGTGGTCCTGGTGCACCAACTCCTGCTTCAGTTGCTCCACCTCCGCCACCACCAGCTGTTTCTCCATTTTGAGATGAATTACCACCAGGAAAACCTTGTGATGCACAAGTTCTTGGAATATTTCCTGCGCCACCATAACCACCTGTACCACCTGGTCCTGGAGGTGTTGTTCCTGGATTATTTAAAGGTGATTCACCCATATAACTACCTGCTCCAGATCCACCATCTCTAGCATCTGGTCCTGATGCTCCAGAAATAGCAGCCTGTCCACATGCGGGCGCTGCTGCGCCACCACCACCAGCAGATGTAATATATCCTACAGAAGAGCATCCTCCTCTAACGTTTGCTGCACCACCAGCACCAACTTGAACATAATTTGCTCCTGGTTCTAAAAATACTTTTGTTCCACCTGGAAAAGAAGTTCTATAACCACCTCCACCTCCACCACCACCAGAGTATGTTGTTGCAGGTGTTACTCCTCCACCACCACCGCCTGCTACTACTAAGTAATCAAAACCGTTAGAAGGTACATCTCCAACTATATTTAAATTTGCTGATGCTTTAAATTTTGCAATAAAAGTTGATACACCACCGTCTGGTGAACAGACTGGAGCGCAAGAACTATTTGTTGTTACATATTGATTTGTTCTTAAAATTACAATTCCTGAACCACCGTTACCTGAAGGATATGTTCCACTACTACTTGTTCCTCTAGAACCAGCTCCACCACCACCGCCAGTATTAGCCCCTCCAGATCTTCCAGGAGTCTCTTTACCACCAGCTCCTCCACCACCGAATCCACCGGGTCTTGGTGAGCCTGGCGTACCTTCTGTACCACCACCTCCACCACCGGCATAATATCTATTTCCTCCTGTTATCTCATTTGGTGCTCCATTACCACCTGGTCCAGTGCCTCCAGCACTTGCAGCTCCACCACCGCCACCACCTTTTCTAGATCCTGGAGTGTTAGCACCACCTGGGTTTCCTTCTGGTATAGTAAAGCCACCTGCATTTCCAGTTCCTCCGGATAATGATCCACTACATGGTTCACCAGGTGCTCCACCTCCTGAACCTCCTGGTCTAGTTCCGCCACCACCTCCAGATGATGTTATTGTTAAAAAGCTTGAAGGTCCTCCACAGTGTCCTGGATGTCCTGGAGAAGCGTCTCCTGTTCCACCAGCTCCAACTACGACTGGATAAGTTCCTAAACTTGCACATAATATTGTTCCTTGTAGTGGGCTCGGTCCATATCCTGATGCACGATA